CATGGTATAAATCTAATAATGCTAAAACAAAAGGTATACCAGAAGGTACTGAAGGGGATGCCTATGATATGAAGCTTATGGTAGGATTAATTACTGATAAACTTAATCAGTATCCTAATCTTGTATCTGAAATAACTCAAAGAGGTGGATTAGACTTTTTAAATAAATCTACTCACACAATGGGTACAGGTAGATGGAGTAGCAGTAATCCTAAGAACATGTTTATGAATGCTTTAAAACAAGCATATCAAAATGTTGCCCCAACTACTATACAACCGACAGTTACTCAAGCACCAATTGAAGTTAAGACTACAGACCAATACAGATACTTTGGTTCTATGTATACTATTAAGTTACAAGATGGTATTGGTGTAGATGTAGAAGGTTACAAAGGTAAAGCAGATGCTAAAGCTAAATTACTTAATGCATACAATGAGAATCCAAATGTAGACCCACAAAATGGTAGACCGTTTAGAGAAACTCCTACACAGTTAGATGTTCAATCTCAAAACTCTGCAGACACATTTGTATTTGCAGATGGTATTTCTATTAGTGTTCCGTTCCAACTTAATGCTGAACAACAAGCAGCACTATACAAACTAGAAAACTTCTATAATAATCCTAGAGCTTATGATAATGAAATTACATTATCAGGGTACGCAGGTACAGGTAAGACAACTATTCTTGGAATCTTTGATAAGTATTTAAAAGAGAAGAGTTACGTTAAACCTATCTATACTTCACCTACTCACCGTGCTAATGCGGTAACTAAGATGAAGAATCCTAAAGCTAAGGTTAAAACATTACACTCTTTGTTTGGTCTTAATCCTATGCTTAATCTTGAGGGAGACGCGTTAGATGTTAGAGATGTTAAAACTGAATCTTTCAGAAAGCCAGAACTTAACAGAAGAGATGTTATTATTGTAGATGAATCTTCTATGGTTACAAATGAGTTGTATGATTTAATTCAGCAGTTCAAAAAAGAGTTAGACCTTAGAATTATTTTTGCGGGAGACAAAGGTCAGCTTGGACCAGTTCAAGATGATACTAAATTAGAATCTAAAGTATTTGATGATCCTAAGAATCAAGCTCAACTTACTAAAGTAGAAAGAACAGGAGACAATCCTATCTTATTAAACTCAACTAGAGCAAGAGAAGGTCAGGACTTTACTTATGTTACTGAAGAAATTAATGGTAATGGTGTAGAGTTCTTAGATACTCCTGATAGATTGAACCAAGTTATGGGTCAGAATCTAAAAGAGATGCAACAATCTGGTAACATGCTTTACTTCAGAATCCTTTCTTCTCTTAATAAAGATGTAGCTAAAATCAATTTACAAGCTAGAGATATTATGTTTGGTGAGGAAGCTAAAAAGACTCCTTACATTAAAGGTGATATCTTAATGGGTTATGATAATATTGGTGATGACTTAATTAATTCAGGTGACTATGTTGTTGAAGATGTGTCAGAGCTAACTGATATTACAGTTGGTATTCCAGTTGTTGATTTATCATCTGGATATTTAAAACTTGGAAAAGAAAAAGAAGTATCACTCAAAGGTTACTATGTAACTGTCAAAGATATTCTTAATCCTGATAAGTCATTTACAATGGCTCTTCCTGCAGAAGGTACTGATGAAACTCTTATACAAATTGCAAAAGGATTATTAGAACTCAAAAGTTATTATCCAAGAGTACAAGGTAAGGACAGAGCTATCTTATTCTCAGCAATCAGTGGTGTCAGTAAACAAATTGTATTCAATAAAGACATCAAAGAAAACAGTAGATTCCTTGCTAAGAAAGGTATAGACTATGGCTATGCTCATACTATTCACAAATCTCAAGGAGGAACGTACAACAAAGTACTCATCTTTGACGATAGTATCTCAAGCTTAGCAGCAGCTATTGCAGACAAGAGAAAGCTTGGTATGAACGGTCAACAATCAATCAAAGACCAACTCAAGTATGTCGCAATCTCTAGAGCTAGTGAATATGCATATGTGTACAACAGCAAAGATACTGCGGTAGGGGGATTTGATTTCAGAGGTGAGGCACCAGCAAATATCACTGAGGCAGATATGGATACAGCAGCAGTTGCATCGTTCTCATTTGCTACTGAACAAACTCCAACTCCACAAGTTCAGACTAAGGGAGAGATAGAGATGCGCTCAGATAATGTTACTAAAATATTCAGCGGTAACAAGACTGTGACAAATAGAACAAGTCTTATTAATGATGGTAAATATACAATTAAAAATTCTACTGATGTAGTTGAGCTTAAGTATATAGGTAAATCAACAATCAACGGAAATCAAGTTATAATCGTCAATGAAAAGACTAATGTAGTAAGTACTAGAACTCTTGACCAACTTGCAAAAGCTGAAGGATTTAAAGACGCTGCAGACTTTAGAGCTAACAATAAGTTTAGCACTAACTACCTCAATGGTACTCAGACTAGATTTCTTTATCAAGTATCTCCTGTATCTGCGGTATCTGCAGATGCTGAGGCTGGCCTAGGTAAAATTCCTGAGACTAACACAGACCTTCAAGACTTTAAAGATGCGGTTGCTAAGAATAACAACATCTTCCCTAATAAACTTGTAACATCTGCAGGTAGATTTTACGTCCTTAATTCAGACGGATTATATAACTTAGTGGATAGTTTAAGTGGTACAGTATTAATGAAAAATATTGACTTAACTACTGGTGAAGTTGGTTTACCAAGTAATGTAAATGTTCCTGCAACTAATGCATACAAAGCAGAGTTACTTAACCAAATCCAAGTATTAAAACAACAATATCAATTAGAAGAGTTATTAGGTCAATATGGTTATGATATTAAAGACTTGATTGATACAATTCAAAATGCTACTACCAAAGACCAAGTTGATGATGTTGCTTCACTTATTAATGAAAAAATCTGTAAATAATGAGAATAGATAGATGCCCTATAGAATCTGATCCGGAATGGCAAAAAATTCTTTCTGAAACCGGTGGTGACAGAGTAGAAGCCCGCAAGAGATGGGAGACTGAAGAGTTTGACAAAGATGACAAAAGGAATGAGTATAAGGAGATAGAAGAAGAAGGTGACGCTGCAAGAAAAGCTGAGCCTACTAGAAAAGAGATGGAGGAAGACAAGGTCACAAGACTTGTTGAAAACATCCGTATCTATTTAGAAAAGAAGATTAAAGTTCTTGAAAGAAGTAATGTCTATAAGCAAAAGGAAAAAATTAAGGAAACAAAAGACTTGATGAATATCCTTAAAGAATTAGATGGTATTGAAAGTATTAATGAGTTTGTCAAAGATGCATTTAATAAATCTAAGATTGCACATAAGCACTTTAACTATGTCATTAACAGAATCCAGAACGGAGAGTTATCTAGAAAGGAAGCTATTCAAGAGCTTGTAGCTATGCAAGACTTTGCAAATAGATACAGTATCATTAATGAGATACAGAAAGCTGACGTACTTAAGTTCTTTTCTACTCCTGTAGATATTGCAGAAATGTCTGAAAGAGATGAGAAAACTTTGACTCCACAAGAGATGTTATCTTTTACTAAATCTGTGACAGATAATATTAAGACTAAGTTTATTGCTGAAGGTATTCCATTGATGGCTGACTTCTTATTGGATTATAAACCAATGGGTGTTGATGAGAGAATTAAGAAAGAAGTTTATCAGCAACAACAAAAGATAGAAGCAATTAAAAATAACCCAAAGAACTCTCCTGAGTTTATTGCTAAGAAAACCGAAGAAATACAAAAGAGAATTGATACTATCTTGAACTTTACCCTGGATAAAAAATCCATGATTGAAGTTCTTGAAAAAGCAACTAAAGACACTACAGTATTTGATTACCTTACTGCACCATTAATCAGTTCACCTGATAGTGCTCTCGGCTTGTTTGCAAGAGCTGTAAAGACAGAAATGGAGACAGCAAGGTTAGAAGACATTGCATTAAGAAAAAGAGCTGCAAAAGCCTTTAATGAATATAGAGCAAGTGTTCCTGCTGCAATGAGAGATAATCCTGCAAAGTTTAATGAAGGATTATATGAAACTATTTCTGTACCAAGAACAGATCCTGAAACAGGTGAGTATGTAAGAACCAATGAAGGTAGGATTATTCTAGACAAGAGAGTTGCATTTGTACAAAAGTATGACCAGTCTAAGTTCCATAAAGAAAAAGCTAAGTTCTTTGAATCTATCGGAAAGAAACCAGATAACCTTACAGATGCCCGTGAATGGTATGCTAAAGTTACTGCATGGTTTGATGCTAATACAATACCTAAACCTAAAGAACAAATTAGAGAGATATTAAAGCAAAAAGAAATTGAAAAAAACCGTGGTCTTTTAACTGAAGATGAGTATCAAGATTGGAGAAGAGAAAATCTTAAGGTTGATGAGAATGGTAAAATTATAGGTTACAGATATGGCAAAGCTGGTGAATTAGTAATGCCAGCTGATAAGTATATCAATGCTAAATGGAATGCCCTATATGATGCAAATGGTAATCCATTAAATCCAAAAGGTAAATACCATAAGTTTCTTGTTGAAGAATACTTAGCTTCTCAGGAAAATTTACCTGATATTCAAAAGCCAGGTTATGTTCTCCCTTCTATTGAGAAAACAAACGGTGAACGTTTACTTGCAAAAGGTATTGTAGATTTAACAAAGAATGTAGGAAGTGAGCTTATCAATGTAAAAGCATATGATATTGAATATGGTGTTGATCTAGGACTTGGAGAAGAAGGTAATAAATTCTTACCTGTATACTTTGTTCAACCCATGGCTGAAGATGATATAAGCCTTAACTTAATGCGCTCTGTATTAATGTTTGGCTCCATGTCAAATAACTACAATGCCATGAATGGTATTTACAATGAGATAAATCTATTCAAAGAAATTATTGGTGATAGAGAAATTGCTGAAACTAACACTAAAGGTATTCCAATTGTAGACTCTATTGCTAAAAGACTTGGCTATGATAGATATCTAAAGACACACGGTAGTAATTTTTCAGCTAGAAGAGTAAATGACTTTATAGACATGGTGGTCTATGGAGAATCTAAAGTAAGATTTGAAGTTGCAGGTATTGCAGTAGATAAGATTATTGACAAGATGATGAACTTCTCTGCAGTATCTACATTGTCTTTGGATTTGCTTAAGGGTATGAACAATAACCTACAGGGTAATCTTCAGTTACTTATTGAAGCTGCCTCAGGTGAATTCTTTGATATGAAAAATTGGAGACAAGGTAAGAAAGATTATTGGACAACTATTCCACAAATGCTTTCTGACTTTGGTAAGTTTACTCCTGAAAGTTTAATGGGTCAAATCATTGAACAATATGATCCAATGCAAGGAGAATATAGAGACCAATTTGGTAAAGTAGTAACTGGTAGTATAGCTAATAAACTATTTTCTACGGATACTATATTCTTTAACCTTCACTTTGGGGAACATGAGATTCAAGTATCCACTTTATTTGCAATGCTTAACTCCCGCACTGTAAAAGATAATGAGTCCGGTCAAGAAATATCTCTAATGGAAGCATATAAGAAGTATGGTGTAGATGAGATTAAAAACAAAACTGATTTCACTGAAGAGATGAGATTGGATGTTCAGAATAAAATTCATGCACTAAACAAAAGAATGCATGGTATCTACAATAACTTTGACAAATCAGTAGCCCAGAAACATACTCTTGGTAGATTAGCTTTAATGTATAGAAAATTCTTAGTTCCTTCTTATACAAGAAGATTTAAGAAGCTTGGTATGGATCAAGAACTTGGAGCAATGACAGAAGGATTCTATAGAACATTCTGGAATCAATTTGCTAAAGACCTTATCACATTTAAAGCAGGTATTGGAACAAAGTGGAGTACTCTTAGTGACTTTGAAAAAACACAAGTAAGAAGAACTCTAACAGAATTAGGTTTTATTCTAGCTTTATCTATGTTAATCTGGGGATTACTTATGCTTGTAGATGATGATGATGAAGAAGAAACTAAAAAAAGTTTTGCCTATAACTTCTTATTCTATCAAGCAATTAGACTTAGAAGTGAGACTCAACAGTATTTACCGGGTGTTGGTTTTAAAGATGCCTATAGGATTGTTAAGTCTCCTACAGCTATGACAAGTACAGTAGATAATATGATTAGGTTTACTGATCAATTCTTCTTTACTTGGGATGATGAGAAATTAAACTATCAAAGAAGAACTGGTATCTGGGAAAAAGGAGATAATAAATCTTGGGCCTATTTCTTAAAATTAATTGGATACTCAGGAAATAATATTACTCCTGAACAAGCAGTTAAAAACTTCCAGGCAGCTCTGAATAAATAAAAAAAAGGGGAGTTATTTCTCCCCTTTCTTTTTTGTAGTAGTTATTTCTTGAAATAGTTGGTGGTTTTCTTCAAACCAATCTCTAGCGTCAGCTTTAGTCTGCATAGGCAGACATCCACATGTCATACTTTCAGCACCAGCTAAGTAAGCTTCAATAAGGAGTTTCTTGAGTTGTTGCGGGCTCATCTTCTATTAGGTTTGTAATTCTACGTCTACCTTTTTCCCCAATAGGAATAGGGTTTCCTTCTTCATCAATATGTACAAATGTAATATTTGTTTTTAATACTAGAGTCTGGGCTCCAGTATAAACATTATGAGCTCTAGCTTCCATATAAAGTGACACAGAACTATTACCAACTTTATGTGGTTTGCCATATATTTTAAGTAACTGACTTTCCCTTGCAGGTTTTTCAAAGTTGCACTTGTCTATACTTACAGTAACCATTCTTGGAGTATCACATAACTGCATTGCATAACCAGCAGCAGCTGCATCAATCCATGCAAGAAGTTTGCCCCCAAAGAGATTACCATGAAAGCCAAGGTCTGACTTTTTAATAGGATGTGAATTCAGAAATGTCATTTAATTTCAATGAATTTAGATAGGTCTGGTCTGAAGTATCCAGGTCCTTTTAAGATTTTACCATCTTCACGAAGAACAGGTTTACCATCAGCTCCTAACTTACTCATATTACTTGCTTGAATCTCATCAAATACTTCTTCTATGATATGTTGCATTCCATGCTTAAGGATTGTACCACAAAGAATATAAAGTTGGTCACCTAATGCATCTGCAATCTCTATAAGTGAATTCTTATAACATGCTTCTAGATACTCATCATTCTCTTCTTGCATTAATGAGTGTCTAAGATTAAACCCATGTTCATCTAATGGTTGTGGGTACTTACCATTTTCTTGTCCAAATGCATTGTGGAATGTCTCTACTGCTTCTATTTGTTTTTTCATATGTCAAAGTTAAAAAAAAAGGGGGTGACTAAAAAGCCATCCCCCTTCTCTTTGATATTTATTGTTCCCTTTCAGGATTTTTAGAAGAATGCAGCATCATCATCCTCATCATCTGAGAAGTTAAATGCAAAGTCATCTTCAATTTCTAATTGTTCTTTTTCAAACTGTTCATGTTCTTCAGGAGTTGGTTCTAAAGATGGAACCTCTTCTACTGTTTCATCAATAGTATCCATAAAAGAATCATCTTGTAATTCAGTTGAAGTAAGAATTACAGACATTTGAGTTTCTCTATTAAGCTCTATTGTATCAATAAGAATTGGTGCTTCAAATGTATTACCCATTGGATCAGTATAACTTACTGTTTCTTCTATAACTTCATTAGCTATTTCTTCTACGTTAGACTCTTCAACATCTAAAGCTTCTTTAAAACCATCTAAATCTTCTTTAGCTTCTAATTCTAATGAAGTTTCCTCAGCTTCAGTTTTCTCAATTTCAGTCAAAATATTGAGCTGATTTTCAGGTTGACCATAATTTGTAGTTAATAGATCTACTGTAGCTTCTACAACTGGTTCAGATACTGAAGGCTTAGAAAAGTTATTAACACTTGAAATAAAATAATGTAAAACCCGCTGATCTTCCATCCATGTTTTAGGATGTGAAGACTGTAGTGCAGTAGTTACATAATTATAGAAAGCCCATAAACTACTAGTATCTTCAAAAACATGTGTTGGTTTGATCATTTCTGATCTGACCATACTAGCTTGCTCAGTAGTTAAAATCTGATACTCTGCAAACAAGATACCAAGGAGCTGAGCTTGTTTTCTTTTATTCATCTTGATTTCTTTCATTGCATCTTTATCAGACTTCAACTGATCATAATACATCTGTGCATCTTTGATTTGACCCTTGATAGTTTCAACAGTCTCTTCATCTGCAGTACCAGTATGTTTTCTAGCCCAGCTACCCATATCACCGTGTACCATGAATGTACCAGCATTATTTACATATGCACCAACACCACACTTAAATCTTACTTGTTTGTTGTAGCTATTAGTCCATGCAAACATCATAGATAACTCAGGATCAGATTGATATTGTAGTACATGAATACCATGTGCAATCTGTCCATCTGCAGTTGCTCTGAATGTTTCAGATACAACTCCAAAGCCTGCTGCTGCAAGCTCAGTATATACATAATTAATTACAGACTCATGGCTAATAACAGTGTAGCTATCTCCATGAGTTGGTAAATCAACAGCAATCAATTGTGCTTTAGTGCACTCTTTAATTTTCTTTGGCATTTTAAAATAAACTTAGTTGGTTATTAATTGGTTCTAGAGATCTGATCTCTTTGTAAATATTATCTAGATAATACTTAAAGTTGATATCATACTCAGAGAACTCTTTCTCATTATAATCAATCATAATAGTTTGCATCCATTTCCCGGCCTCAACCTGGATTTCTCTCCCGTCAGTATTATTTCTCTTGATAATCTTTGACCCGGAATTAGATACAAAATATCTTATTGTGTGTTGTATAGGTTCTATTGAATGTTCTCCATTAACAATCTTATGTTCATAGAAATTCCAATCACCTTTTATTTTTACACCACCACAATAATCAAATATGTTTTGGTTTGCAGCTAGAAAATCTTCAGGCTGGATACCATCTACAAAATATGCATGTATTGCTTTAGGAATAATAAGAAAACTCTTATTCTTATGTAGAGCCAGGTTATCATATTCAAACCTACCCTTGCATTTAGATTTACCATCTTCAGTTACTGCAATATAATTATTTACATCACCCAGGATAATCTTACTATAAGTATCATGCTCTAGTTGAAGCTGTGTTATATCTTCCCATCTCTTGCAGATATCCATATACTTATCTACATACTCTCTTGGGATCAAAGTCTCAAGACCATCTGTATTCTGCATTAGTGGTATTGCATTGGGAATCTCTTCACAGATCATCTCATATAGCATAGTCAAACTCAGTTGACCATTGATAGTAATCCTCATAGTAAACTCAGGATCATATAGAAAACTATTCTCATCATTACTTAACCCATAGGTTGAGTTTAGAATAATCTTGTATACATAGTTCTTAGGGTCCTTCTTTGGTATCTTCTTTCTTTCCTCAAAGAACCATTCATATAGATCACAGAATTCTTCCTTAGGTAAATGTGCTGGTGCCCACTTATTTCTAATAGCCAAATTAGGATAGAAACTAGTAACGTCAGACGTCATTATTACCATATCCTCATTAGACTCATAGACCTTTGCAGACCTAGCACCATGAATACCACCAAGACCATAGTCAGTCTTCACGCCCTTATACTGCACAGAATATTTAAAACCTCCTTTAGTTTCTCCAGGGTAGATAACTACCTCATTAAACTTGTTCAGTAGGTTCTGAAATGTTGCTGTCTTAAATTCAATATAAGGTAGAATGATATTCTTTACTGTAATCCTAGCTCTGTGAGTTCTTGCTTGTCTAAGGTCCCACTTCTTTACTTCAAGCTTTTGGCTCAAGAAATGTAGAAACAACTCTTTAGAAATCCGTGGCTCAGATGCAGAGAATAAGTTAATACCATATTCATCCGTAAGAGTCTTTCTTAAACCAATCTGCTCTTTACTAAGCCTCATGATCTGTTTAGTAGACTTCACATCATTAATACAGTATCTTATAATCTCCGGAATCTGTTCAGCTACAATAGTCTCAGTATGATGGATAGGCATATCAATAATATTAGGCCAATCCATTGTATACTGAATCCACTTTAATGAACTTCTCTTGGCATTGTTATCCCAGTGGTTTAGTTTAAATACATCTACCTGGTTAATCTGTAGATCTCTTGGACTAAACTCTAGAAATTCTCCTGCATTCTGTCTACTGATTACATTCTGTGCTTTACCATAAATCCATTTAGCAATTGTTTCTCCTGTGTTATGAATAACAGAGTCTTTGTTTCTTAGAATATACTCAGTAATCTGACTGTCAAACCCAAGACCATTAAAACTTACATGCCATTCTTCAGAACTAATGTTCTCTTGGAGAAACTCTACTAGTTCTAAGATATCATTTTGGCTTTCATGTACCACAAAGATTCTTTGCTCTTCTGAATTTACTGCCTCAAAGCAGGCTATGAAACAGTTGGATAAAGTTTCATAATCCATGACGTAATGTGTTCTCATAATATACATGTTCAGTTCAGCTGTCCCCCCTTTTGTCCATAAAAAAAGGCAGCTATCGCTACCTTTCCTTTGCTGTTTCTCTCTAAATGCTATGCATTTATGAAGCTAAGATAATCAAATTTTGGATTAACTGCAATAGCTTCAATAAAACTTTTAATAGAGTCTACATCAGAAATGTAGTATTCTTGAAATACTTCAAGTTTATGTCTATCTTGTTTCATTCCTTTAGTTCCTGATACTGCTTGACCATATTCATCAAGCTTAGGAAGCATCTGTAAAGTGTTTCTCTTGGTTTTAGAGATAACTACAAATACTTTGCTCTCTGGGTCAAAGATACATTCTACATAAGGACAATCTGCCGTCATTGGGATTGTTCTAAAACTTGGCTTGCCATCCCACTCTGAAGCAACAAGCATCATATTTTTTTCCATGTTGGTTTATTTTTATACAAATTAACTTATAATCTTTAAACTTTCCAAATCAGCTACTTTAATTAGCAAACATTCTTTCTCCAAATCAGGTTTATCACATAATTCACCTACTTCCTTTATCAGTTCTTTATCAACATCAAGGATTTCAGCATATCTTTCAAACCAATTATCCGGATTTAAATAACTGTTAATGTATACATAGTTACCACTATACTGTTCAAAAAAACCAAGTATTGTTTCTTTAGTATTTTTAGATAACTTACTATACCTACCATTAATTAAATGTTCCCAATCTTCTTTTAAATCAGAAAAGTCAAATACAAATACACTCTGTTCTGCATTAATTACTTTATAATCATGTAATCTATTATGTTTTAATAAAACATTTGTTTCAAAGATTTTATACTCTGAATCAGTTCTTATTTCATATAAACATACTAGTTTCATATCCTCAGGAATATAAGTGTCATTCCATCCAAGATAAGTCTCAGATGGAACAACACTTGTACCCCTTTTAATTCCCAAGAGCGGATATAAAAATATCTTGGACTTTTGGAAATATTTCCTGTAAAGTGTATTTATGATCATAATTAAAGTGTTACATTACCTAAAGCTAATTCATATGGTAGTCTGTATTCTTTATTAATATAGTGATATTTAAGTTTATCTTCTATATCTTCAAAGTCAGCTAACCATATCTCTAAAGTTTCTTTGCTTACCTGGTAAGGGTACACTTGGTTGTACTTATCAATTACAATAAATGTAATTACTATGTCCCACTCAGCTGCATCATCTAATCCCTTAATGAAATTAGTCCAGGCAAGCTTATGGTAAATGGCAGCTTGAATCCAATACTTATAATAACTCACTGACTCCGGAAAAGAAGCAATATCTTTACCTGTAGTCTTCAAGTCATTAATAAATAAGGTCTTGGTATCATAATCCATTACCACATTATCTAAGACACCCTTGTAGCCAAATGGTAAATGCTCCTGATTAACACTAATCATATGCTCACTAAATGTTTTTATGTGAACATCATTTGGAGTTTTATCCAATTGTAAAAGGGATCTTACTGCTTGATTAGACTTTAGTTCTATCAAAGATTCTTTGCAATTATTCAAAGTAATCTCATCAACTACTGTCTTACCAAGACTTTCTTTGAGAAAATTAAAGTATGCTTTGTTTTCTTCTGTGAGAACTTTATCTAATCTTTGAGCATCTGTTTTGAGAGACTGATATAGATTTGCTGTAAGTAATTCTGAGAGTATTTCTTGAGAGTAATCATCCAAAGATAGTGTATCATTTCCAACTGTACAATGGTATTTGAAAATAGTATCAATAATTTTTCTTTGGCTATCTGTAGGAAATTTACCAGGCATACTGATAAATTCCTTGTCATAATGCTCTGGCTCAAATAAAAGGCAGTGTAGGACACGCCCTGCTACCAGGTGCGCGTCCGTACTGTCCTCTCTTTGGTTGAGCACATAATGACTGTAAAACATTCTTGGTGAGAACAATAGTTTATTAATACTACTGTAGCTAAACCAAAATGGTTTCTTATAAAATAATTCTAGTTCATCAGAACCAGTCAATGTCAGTGGACTCATTTGTTTCTATTTGTTGGTTATTTAATTCAGGTTCTGGCACAATAGTATTTTCAAGCTCAACTAATTGTTCTTTTAGATCAGCTCTTTCAACTCTAGTAATTGCTTCTTCTAAAAGTTCTTCTTGCTCTTCCATATATAGTGTAGAGATTACTCTTTCTTCTTCTTCAGATTCAATTTCTCTTTCTGGAAGAATGCTAAGTTCAGTTACTGAAGCAACATTTTTAGAATCTACTGCATACTCTACAACACCAATATAAGAATCATTGATAGCTGTTTGTACTTCTGGTGTAGGAACAAGTTGACCTACATTAAATGTACTGCTGTGAGCAATGTTTCTAATAAACCAATCTGCTCTCTCTTCAAGTAGGACATGAGCCCAATCTTTAGTAAGCAAACTAAGACTTATTAGTTTCTTAGCAATCTTATCAGGATCTAACCAACCAATTTCTTTTACTGCTATGCTAAAGTAACTAACCATAGATTTGAAGTTCACATGATTCCTAGTATGGCACTCTCCAATTTTATGAGAATAACCCTCAAGAAGAAGCAATAGATACAAAGCACTGTCTATATAGTTAGAGTTTGCCATGATCTCCATTGCCATGATATGATTATCCTGGTCAGAACTTTCAAACATCTTAACCAACTGGCTGTAGACTTCAGGTGTAATAGTAACTGCGTCATCACCATTAATCATAGCTAATAACTCTGACTCATCAAAGATTGGCTTGTTCTGGATATCATCAAGCATTTCTCTGTATTCATCTTCAACAAAATAAACAGAATTAGAATGACCTCTAGTTAAAGCAAATCCTTTTGCACTCATGTCATTTCTTGTGCTATATTCCATGTATATTGCTTCTGCATTAGAAGCAGCTACTGCAGTTTCATACTTATCAGTATAATACATGTCAAAACCCATATGAGTTTTCAACCACTCTACATATTTACTAAAGTCTTCAGTTTTAGCTTCATGTAGCCAACGACCACATGTAATTTTATTTACCGTTGCTTTACCAGAGATAATGACATTAGCTCTAGAAGCATCTCTAACTATTTTTACTCCAAGATTTAATGCTAAATCTTTAAGCTTAACCCTAGGAATATTAACTCCCGGCATCAAGAATATACTATCTCCTTGTGCAGGAGTATAACCTTTATCTACTGTATAGATGCTTTTATTATCAGATACACCATAAAGTAGCTCTACATCTAATCCATCACCGTTTCTGTTACAAATTACAATTTGCTCCATAATATAAAAAATATAGGGGGCTGTTACACCCCCTGGTTAATTACTGAATTGCCATTTTTACTACCGCAGTATCTGCCATCAAAGCAGAGAACTTCACTTTGTTACCATTTACAATCTCCTTGACCATATAATATCTCAAGTCATTTGTAAAGCCATCAAACTCAGTAGTAACTTTAGCTAATCTATCAATCATAACTTTAGGAACAGCTCCTTTCTCAGCTACAGTAAGTGCATAGTTAATTACACGAGTTGCAATTACACTAGACAAGTCTGCACGGAAATCATCTCCTTGACCTACTGAAGCTAACAAAGCACCTTTTACGTATACTTCATCTTTAGTAAGCAAATCTTCTGGAGAGATCATCTTATCAAGCTTGTTATTGATAAACATAGTAAACATACTAGAGAAATCTGTACCAACAGAACCCTCACCAATCATCTGAACAAGAGGTAACTCATCTTCAAACTTAGGAATAGAACTAATACCATTAAAGAATGTGGTAATAGATCTTGGATTCACACGTTGAGTAACAAGTTCTGGGTGCATCAACATGAAGTTAATACATCTGCCATCAATGTTTGCTTTCTCTGCCCACTTAGCCCATACATTGACATCATACTTCATCTCAACAGAGATAAATCTTGTCTTCTGAGCTACGTCAAGACTGGTTACATTATAGTCACCATTGTCTGGATTAGTAGTTAAGATAACATGCCAGTTCTTAGGAAGCTTCCATGATACATATTCTTGGCGGTCCAAGATCTCCATAGTAGCTTGCATAAATCTGTGGTCAGCACGAGTATAGTCATCCAAGATTAGGAAACCACCCTCACCTTTACCTTGAATCCACTCAGGAGCAGCATGAGACATTCTCTTATCTGCTACAGTATAACCTGCTTTCATTGCAGCCGGTACTTGAGCTTCAGTAATCCATCTTTGTTTACCTTCTTGGTTCTTTACTAAGAATTCTTTAACAGGAAAACCTACAAGATCACCTAATTCCTCAATCTGTGAAAGATTAAGTTTTACTACTTCCATACCAAGTTCTTTGCCTAACTGTAAGATTGCAGAAGTCTTACCAAGACCAGCATCACCCTCAATATTGATAGCCACAGGAACTTTTCCTTCAGACTGAATATGTTGATTGTTTTTAACCATGTGACGGATAAAACCTTTTAACTCATCTACGTTCAATTGTACTGTATTCATAACACTTGTTTTTATAATTTTAACTTAATTACTTGCCCTGGTAAATCTTCATTCATATATGATCTTTCTGACAAAACCCATAGAACTCTGTTCTTTGGTTTTACAGATGTATAGCACTCACCGTCAGTAAAGTATACCAGGCTTGTATACTTTCCAATGTTTGCATTATAGTAATCTAGGACGGGATCAAATTCAGTCCCACCTCTTCCATGTACTTTAAGATCATTCTTGCCTTTGTATGGCTCAATAGACCGGATACTTGTATCGCACTGCACTATAGTAATATCAACTCCTGCTTTATGAATATGATGTATCTCATTCATAAACTCAGATAGCTCTTCATTACTAACAGATCCTGAAGTGTCAATAGCCAATAGCATATGTTGTCTCATCTTGATCTTAAGACCAGGATTATCCTCATATCTATGGTTTTCTTTTCTTCTGATTTTCTTAGTAAAGATTTTAGTACTTGTACCAGTAAATCTTCTAAGATATCCTTTCCAATCAAATTTAGCTTTGACAACTTCATCAAGAACAATCAGTCCTTCAATCTCCCCTGGAACATTACCACGTTTCTTAATGGTTTGTTCTTTAGCATCCTGTAGGATTTTCTGTACTTGTTTATCAATGAGTTTCTTCTCAGCTTCAGACATGTCTTCAAACTCTTCCCATGTAGAATGGTCTGGTACATCTCCATTTGCAATATTATCAAGCAGTTTATCCATTTCTTGATCACCACTTGTACCATTTTTATCTTTCTCATCTTGAAGGCGGAGAAGCTGGTCATAGTAATATCTACAACCAGCCTTTCTATCTAGTTGAATGTCTGTATAGTCATCAATGTTGATACCTCCTTCTGGCAGCCAAGAGGCTTCAATATATTGATTAATTTCCATATCCATGGCAATATTTGCAAGCTTCTTGTTACTAAAAGAACCAAAACTTACAAGGTGACCAAATGCAATATGAAGTAATTCATGTTTCAGTAAGCCCATCTTGTGATCATCACTTAGTCCAGTCCAGAATTCTTCATTAATGGCCAACTGATAATTAATATTGTGCTTACTCACACCTGCAGTAGGGAGATCTTTCCTCCATACTTTATTCAACATAATGAGAAAGAACCCATAATAGGGCTCTTTCAACATTAGTTCTTTACTGATTTTACTAAGACTCTGTGCTTTGTCCATCATCTTTAATTTTTACATCAATGCTTATTTTATTCATATCATAACCTATATTACCCAACATACTTGTTAGATCTCTGACAAAGTTTTCTATGAACAGCTCAACCAAAAGCTTATCTGCCTTGTGTGTAGTTAATAATCCTAGCACTCTTGCACTAGATAATGACCCTATCTGTTCAGATAGAATTGGTACAAGTAACTTATAAGAGTTTGGTGCTTGTTTACCCCAAGCTATAGGATCTTTTTTAGAATACTTATATAATACAATTAACTCCGGTACAGTCAAACCACTATTCTCTATTGCCTGGAAAGCAATAACATGGTTTTCTGCATCACTAGAGCTAAACATAGAAATCAGATTGTTTAATTCAGCCTTACTTAGTTTCATTAGTCTTCAATTTTAAGTGTCTTAATCATCCATTCTGTGGGTTTATTAATATTATCTACCCACTCTTTTGCACTTGGTATATATCCATTGCAGTCTTCTTTTACATGTTGTTCCCCAACATATCTTGTGTATACTTTCTTACCATCAGAGTTTTCAATAATCTGACCAAAGATCTTCTCACATTCAAATATACCCTCACTGTGGTGACGGAACATTCTATGTTTACTATGACCAATCCAAGCCTTTGTAGCATCAAACCATTCATGGATTTCTAGATAATCTAACCAAGAACCACCAAACTTTCTAGCTGATGATTTTGCATGTTCTACAGGATGTGACATTAGTCTAGAGTTTGATCAATTAAACTACCAACATGCTGATATGTCTCAACCTCAGTAATTCTAACATTGTTCATTACATCATACTTACCAGATGGTACTAGAATACACATTGTACCATAACCACCGTCATTGTTCCACCAATCTTCTATACTATCTAAGATTTTCTCTTCAGCAAAACTTTCAATATCAGAAGATAAACCTGAGTCAAGATTTCTTAGATATTTTGCATCTTCCTGCCAACTATTAAGAGATCTAATTTTATCAAAAGCATCTTCTAAATTTTCAGGTAATTTATCTGTTGTATAAAGTACTTCATCTATACAACCAGAATCTCCACTACCCTCATAAGATATCTGGATACCGGTCACACCAAGGTCAGCCAACTGAATCAGGAGGCTTGTCATCATTGTTTCATTCATAACTATTTTGTTTTAAAAAATCTTCCTAAAATATTTTGATTCAAATATTCTTCTTTTTCCAGTACCTCTCTTACAAATTGGTACTTGGTCTCATGATATGTCAGTTCTGTTTTAGAAAAACAGATTCTTACCATGAACCTTTTAATGGGAACACCATTCTTATGTGCATCTTGTAGTACTTTATTACTACTGTAGTACTTCTGATAGTTAGGTTTTACTTGGATAGTGTACTTCTTGGCTCTCTTGTCTTCCATATTAGCAAGAGCTTTTACTCCAAACTTTTTCTTAGTTGTAGAATAGAAGTTTTTCTTACCAACATACCTGACAGACTTACCATCTATGATAGCTTCCATTTCATATATAAACCCAACGGCTCCTTCTGGAATCTTGCTATCTGTAAATACTTCTCCTTTGTATAACCAACTCATACCGCTTGTTTCAGTAAAGATAATAATTTGTCTCTAACAGCTTCAATACCATGGTCTTTAACAGAATCAGATAGATCCTTAGACATGTCAAGAATAATAGAATTTATACCATACTTGTCTGTATACCTTTGAGCAGCTTTAACACCTGGCTCATCATTATCAAACAGTACAAGTATCTTAGAATATTTCTCCTGAAACCTACCTATAACAGATTCTCCAATCATTGTATTCTCACTGTCCGGAGCAATACATTCTATATTACCAATACCAAGTTTCTTAAAACTCATGAGATCTTTAAGAGATGATACAATCAGCAAATACTTAGAATCATACTTCAGTTGATCCATACCTTGAGTATAGTTCTGGATCTTAATAAACTTCTTCTCAGGAATCTTTGGCATATAAATCTTATAGAGCTCACCATCATTACGGAAATAACCATAAACATAGGGTCTAGAAAATCTATAGCTTGTAATAGAACCATCTGGTTCAGACTTAGACATTGTAAAGAACTCTAATGGAACTACATTGTACTGACTTACCCTACCAGAACCAATTTTAAATTGTGTCCAATACTTTTGGTCTAATGTATTCCAGTGTCTCATCTCAAAGTCTACAACCTTGAACTTATCATAGAACTGTATAGGTCCTCTATGTGCAGGTGCGTTATATTTTAAATACTCCTGATAATCTGTAAGTATTCTATTAACTGCTCTAAATCTTGCATCATAGTTAAATAAAGCCTTAACAAGTTCTATTTGGTCACCTTGAAATCCTGAAGAAAAATCTTTGAACTTATACTTACCATTGTCTTGATAGACAAACATGCTAGGCACTTTGTCTTTAACATTAAATGCAGATAGCATCTTTATGTTTTGTCCAGTAAGTTTCTCTTTTAAGTTCAGATAATACTCAAATACCCATTCTCTAGGTACTTCCTCTAAATCAGATATTATATTCTTTGTTGAAATCATAACCAATAAGATATAAAGGGGGAGACCTGACTTAATTTAGATCTGCTCTATTTTAGAGTTAATAATAAACTAAACTCCCCCTTTAAAAGAGTGAGTATTAGTCTAAGCTAAAGTCAGATGATGTTTTAGGTTTTGTAAACACATCATCATCATCCCCGAAAGATTTAACTTCTTTAACTTCTAATTTCTTAAGGTGTTTAGTTTCATCATACTTGATAACTACTCCATCTTCTTCTGCACCAAATGCATATTTCTTACCTTCAGCTTTTGGAAGCCACATATCATAATTAGTATAACCTGTTTTGCCTTCATATTCTTTACCAGCAATACAGAATTCAAGATATTTTTCTCTGAAGTCTGCAGTCTTGTTGAATGCTTTAACAAATTCTTCAATAGTTTCATGTTGACCATCTTGTCCAAGGAACCAAGAATCAAGTTGAAATGTATGAGCCAAAGTTCTTAAGAAGATTAAGATAGATCTATCTCTCTGGATTTTAATACCAGATTTAGTTTCACCATCTGCAAATGCATATTGACTTGCTTTAACTCTACCAATCTGACCAGCATATCTTCCTTTGCTTTCATCATCTTTGTCAATCATGAAACCTTCAAAACCTTCAATAGGTGCAGTTTCTACATGCAACATAAGATGATATGCATTATCAATAAACTTGAAATCCTCAAGTTCAATGCTGTTAATTTTCAATACATGATTACCTGGTGTAATTGTTTTTGGTAGTCCTGAGCCTCCTGTGCCCAAATCAGTTGTGCTTAATGCCATTTTTCTTAAAATTAAATTGTTAAATAAAAACTTTGTCCCAGTGAAACTCTAGTTCACCAGATTCATTCATCTCTGTTACTGCTATTTCTTCATTACGTAAATGCTCAGGTCTTGCACCGCAAGTAACCTCCTCATTTGTTTTAAATGACAAAATAGTTTTGTTTCCTTTTCTATACATGTAGCCAATTGCATCTGCGTTAGCACAGATTAGAGACTTAATCTTGCCTGTCAAATCTATGTTTGCAGCAAGAACCATCTCTCCCTTATCATCTACCTGCTTGTCTTTAATGTGACCAGATAAAATAATATGGGGGGCTAATGTATCAATAAAATCTAAAACTTGAAAGAAAGCTTGTCTTAAATATAAATATCCTGCACCATTAGGTAATGATAAGACATTGTCTCCATCATAGTTTTTACCCATGCTAGTTTGTTTATACAATTTGATAGCTAATGGCATAACCATGTCTTCTAATGCAGTTACAGTATCTACCGTAACATACTTGTATGGTTTACCTGCTTCTTTGATTGCTTTTCCTGCTTCAAGTAACTCTTGAAGAGAGTTAATCTTAAGCTTAAGTGCTTCCACATAGTCAGCACCATTTTCTAAGTCAAGAATTAGATTGTTTTCTAAACCTGCATACGCAGTTGTTTTACCAGTCTTTGGCTTTGAATAGATTACTAATCTCTTTGGATTAGTTCTATCAGCCGCAACTTTTTTAGTTGGAAGTACTATACTCATCTTACTTAAATTTTTGTGCTAGTTTTTCAAGATCTGCTGCAATTCTTAATAGAATATCTTGTGTAGATTCTTCAAGAGATAATTCTTCCTGAACTTCTTTAAGTTTAGGAATAAACTGTTCTTCAAAATCTGGAAATACTGATAAACTTATTTGCTCTTTAGGAGCTTCAGCTTTTCTTTTCTCATACAAATTGTAAGTAATTTCAGAACCATCAGGCAAAATAACCATTAGCTCAGACAATGGGATAGTATAAGCAAAATAGTTATTACCACTAGAGTTAGTACCCTCTTTTACATCATATTCTTCAGCAAAATATGGATTTGTTTTATACTTAAAGAGTGGTCTATCTTCAAATGCAGGCTCTACACCTTGTTCTTTACCAAAGTCATCTCTGATAATATCAATAAACTCCATAAAGATATCTTCACCTCTCTTTAGTTCTCCGTCAAATAGCTGTACTTGCCTACCATACTTACCTTTCTGAAAGAAAGCAGTCTTAATGGTAAAGTAAGGATCAGATACTTGAGCTTTTCTAAACTTATCAGTGTGATAAGCAAAGAACTCTTTTTCTTTTTCTTTTCTACTCATAATTATAATTTAATTTTTGTTGCTTGTGGAGGTGTTTCTATTTCAATTATCCTCATGTTTTCTCTATCTAGCTTAAAGAAGCTTAATCTAGTTGTTCCATTCCTGGATTTTAAGAAGTGAAATGCAAGAAGATCTTCATCATTCACTATAAATCTTTCAGGACCATAGAACCTAATCTTTCTGATAGAGGGCTTATTAATACCAAGTACTACATCAGCATGTTGTAATAGAGCATCTGCTCCAAATAAATCAGAATCTAATACATAATTCCCATAGTCACCATCTTTGGATCTGTCTGGATTATCTATATTCCTGTTCAACTGACTCAAGACAAGAAATGCCACAGGATAATGCTTCTTCATATATGTTAGAGCTTCCCCTAGAGCATATAATACTTCAAACTTATCTCTCTGACCTTTTCCTACTTTAAGTAAAGCTGAGTGGTCAATAGTAACCAGAGCATTTGTGTAGTTACCATTTTCATCCTTGTGTTTTTCCATATAGTAATGTATGGTAGCACACATCTCATCAACGGTACACGGATCATATACTACATCTATGACATCAGTCTCGGCAGTTTGCTCATAGTACTGAACGCATTTTAAGT